ACACTACCTTACACTACCTTACACTACCTTACACTACCTTACACTACCTTACACTACCTTACACTACCTTACACTACCTTACACTACCTTGTGTACATTTTTATGTATGTGACATTCTTAGTAAGAATATACATGTGTGTTTTGGTTGATACCTTTACTCATTATCGTCATAGTTTAACATATAGTTGTCGTCATTCTCTCCCATATCATCATCTTCTGCCATATCACTCATATCATAAACGTCTTCTTCTATTCCTTTATTTGTGTTTTCTTCTTGTTCACGCTCTAATATTTCTATCTCTCTATTTACCATATTCGCTTGGCCACTTAGTTCCTTTTCTTCTATGTGCCGGCTCATAATTTCCATGCGCTCTCTCTCATTTCGCTCTTCATCGTATGTTTTTGCCACATATTGTGTTAATCCTTTCTGAAGACCTTTATTCCATCTCTCTAGACGATGATTTTTCAATAAATTTTCAATATCACGCTCTTCTTTAGTCATGTCACGCAATGTAGATGTGATATTATGTCGTTCTTCATCTTTTGAACGGTTAATCTTTTCTTTTATACTACTACTATTTAAATTGATCCGTTGTTTTTCTTTTCGTTCAATGCTCAACATTGTGGTAATTACATTTGCCAATTTTTCTTGTAATTTTCTTGTTTCACCTCTTACTACATCTACTTCTGTAATTTCCCCGGTCATTTCTGCCTCAAGTTGAACTGTCGTTATGATATAATCATCTGATTGTACAGGTTGTTCTTCGAAAATGCTGTTTATTAGTTTCTTATTATCTGTTAGGGTTATCATGCTATTTATCATATACAAAAAATAAAATTTAAACAACAACTGCGTAGTTTGGTTATTTAATATGGAACTAGTCTCTTCATTATTCGGTAATATGATATTAGCATATAAATGTGTTAAATTCACCAATATAACCAGATCTTTTAGATCAGATTGCGTTGTATTAAATAATGGAAACAAGTTATACTCCTCGTAGAACGATTTGAGGGGAGTGTAATATTCTTTTATTATATTCTTGACATCAAACTCGTGATTTTGTGACAATTTCCAGTGAGTAGGGATTTTAATATTAGAATAATCTACATGATTCATTATGATGGTAGGATAGACATATATCATTTGAAACATTGAGTTTTTTATATACTGTATTGATCTATATAATGTTTCGTCTTCATTATTCATCATACGATTAGCACCATTGATATTAAAGGTGGTTATATTTGTAATAAACTCTTTCATATTGTTTTTTTCTGTCTTGGTTAAATCTGAATACTTGTTAATATAACTAAAAATATTAGTTTGTAAGACCTCGATGTTATTTCCCAAATAGTTTCTGAAATTACGAACATCGTTATTATCTCTAACTGATTCGATATCATATGAATCTAACACCAAGCTGAACAGGTTTAAAAATTCAACTCCTATCGAACTATCGCTGTCTTTCATATAAAGAATGAAATCCCTCAGTTTTTGAATATCAGATGGATGCTTATGATTCAGATCCATTGGTATAATATTCATTTTATTGATAATATCTAATAATTCATTAAAGGAGTCCTCTGAATAAGTTTTCCCCTCCTTTTTAAGTCGTTCTATTTTTTCACGTATTATATCATCCGGTGCGTATTCATCTGGTTTATTTAAACACACTGCCAACAATGAATTAGGAATAGGAATATCATTGTTAAAATTACAATATTCAATAAAACCTTTGTATATGGTCTCTTCTGAAAACTCGGTACTAATACTTGGGAATTTAATTTTTGTATTTTTTGAATCTAACAATATTGGTGACTGTGTATAACTTCTCGTGTCAAACATTATATCATTCAAATAACTAACTATAGCACTAAACTGAATAATATTAGGTTCTTTTTGTGTAAAATAGTCGATTGTTTTGTATTCACCTGTATTACAACACGCATTTTGTAAATAGGGAACTAAACTTTTATTTGTCAGCAACAACTTTTCCTTTTCGACTACTTTTTGTATCGATTGAATAATGGCCATTGAGAAATGTATTATCTTTGATTGAATCACTCTTGACTGTTCAAACTGTTCAATAGACCCTGTTTTCAAGTTGTCTAAAAATAAAGTACGGAATTCAGCACTCAAAGTTGTTGGCGTTTTATTGTTCATGGATTGAAGAGGTGGCAGAAAATTTATCCATTTTTTAATGTCATGTTCAATTGGTATAAAATCATCCTCGTTTTGTAACAAGTACTCTCTTTTCTGATTAATTAAAACTTGAATATCATTTTGTTTTAATATGTACATATCTAAACTATTTTTCATTAATTTCATAATTTTGTCCTTATTTTTAGGAATGGCTTTCCATGGGTACAATGATGTCTTTATACCTGAAGCAACACAAGCGACATATTCTAGGTTTGATAAATCTTCATCACCTGTTAATGGATAACCGTTGAAAGCTACTTTACACCCTGGATATGTTTTTTTAGATTTAATAGATGGTATAGAAACTACAATATATACTGCCAAGTAGGATAATGTATACATTAATAAAGACGCATTAAATACATCAATATATGGTTTCATTTTAGTACCATCTTTCCGTTTCATTAACTTATCGTATTCATCCTCACTATTTACTGTTTCATCCAACGCGATAAGAACATGCTTTATGATTTCTTCACGATTATTGTGTAGGATAATTCCCATGTAATTTGACATGGATGTTAACACATTATTAATTATTTTACTCTTTGGATTTTGTAATAATAATTGTGTAGTGTCTTTTGAATCAGTTATTGATTGTAATAGAACTGACCCGGCATCCATTTCTATTATTTCTCTAGAAACTATCTTTCTTCCTGACTCTTCATATCCTTCATCGTTATTTAATGTAATCTTGGATATACTCCATCCACTATATTTATCGAATGTAATGTTATCAATATCAACACCCTGTTCATTCTTTATTTGTTCCATCGTTTGAACAAAATCACCCTTTTCAACAAATACAGTTGCCAACTTTTGAATAAATGTTGGTAAGAGTTTTGTACCAGTTGTTACACAATATAACCAATACTTATCTTCATTATTAATCTCGAGATATGCCCGTGTATGTTTGTTAATAAACTTGACTAACTCGTTATATTTAATTACTATATCCGAATGTGCCATAATTACATTCAGTTTGGGTTTATAAGGCGATATTATGACGGTTGTATCTTCCACTCGCAAGGATTCTTTAACATGTTTGTTGTTATACTTATAAAGCATAAACGAATTTATCCGTTGTAATTTGATACATCTATCAAGCTCATACTTAAATTTGCTATTAATTTTACTTTTATATTGCTCTATTTCTTCAACATAGTTTGTATCGAATTCATCATACATCTCACGAATCAAATCCTTTTTAATTAGTTCACTGCCGAGCTCTTTATCCGCGCATGTTTTATCTATCTTAATACATTTATCTTGAATGTTACAAAACAATTTGTTGGTTCCAAAAAAGGAGTCGGCAGGTATAGATTCATCGCGGATCCAGTTATTATTTTCTCGTTTATAATAATAATACTTGACATTATCTATGTTATCAATTTCTAGTACAGCATATTGACCATCCTGTACTTCGCGTTTGCCTTCAATCATATATTTTGCTTCTAATCTAGCATCACTCCGTTTAATACCCACATTTTTGATAAGCTCTCCCGTTAAAAAGGCTTTAAAACTGGCATCGTCCATCTGGGATTGTTCAGTTTTATATTCGTTTAATATGTCATATACCGTTGTATCATATTTTTTATCTACATATATTTTTATATCATTGTCTGCGGTGAGATCCTCCAATGAGATATATCGGTTTGTTAATACATATTGCTTACATTCATTCTCTTTTCCCTTTTTTTCAATATTTTTATCATACTCTTCCTTTTTCTGGTTTAAGAGATTGTCAAAATCGAATGGAGTAAATAAATCTAGATTTAATACTGTTAACGATGTATTAAATAATTTGGTATAATCAACCTCCATCATTTTTTTAATAATCTCAGACGAACTCAGTACATGCGTTTTAGATAAATTACCGCTATATGGATATATCGAATTCACTAGTCCATAATTATTAAATATCATTTCACTTTCATCGCGACGACTTTTTAATAATTTATACAAGATTGATTCATAAAATATATTACTCGTATCTACTGATAACTTATTAAATATTTCTTTATTTTCTGAATATCGTTTTTTATAATCACGAATTTTATTCTCAATAAATTCAGTTATTTCTTCATACTGTTTAAACGACAAATCGTCCATATATATTAAGAATGGCTGTAAATAATCCACTACAGATGTAAGTGTGAGTTTACCATATATATGTTTTTTAATCAAATTAAATAACACTCGTGTCTTAGGAACCATAATATCCAAGTACTTTTGGAACTTATTTGGATCTGTACTGTCTTGATTCAATATATATTCGGTTTTAGATTTTAAGAATTTATTATCAGTATGATCGATAGTACTAGTAAGGTCATCTATATATTTCGTTGTGATTGACGTATTATCCCGAAATAATTGCCAGTAATTAAGATATTTCATATTTAAGTTAGATTTATCATATATAGATGTTTTGGGTAGAGTAATGTTCGAAAAGCGTACAACTGGCTCAGGTAATGTTAAAATGGATTTTACGGATATAGTGTCATTTTTCGTCATAGGTATAATCTTTGTTTTCATAACCGTACTAGTTAATTGTGTAGTTTGTAATTTCGAAAGACCTAAATTATATCTAGTAATTAGGAATCTTCTTTGTCGGATTGAATCCTTTTTAGATATAGATGAGTAAAACTTGCCAAGATTATCAATAACCACATCCATGTTTTGAGAGATATTTTCGGTAATTAACGAAGTATCGTTGTAATTGTTCTCATATGGGGTTAGATACGGTTGTAATTTATTCATATAGGTGGAATAATTATCACTAGACGACTTGTATAACTCGCGGATATCATATTCGTCGGTAATGGATTGTGCCAAGGTTAGTGATACGGTATCAGATGCTTGATATTCTTCAGTAATGTCCATATCATATAATTTCTTCATATTCTGAGCAACTGGAAGTAGCCAATACAGTTTAAAATTTAGCTTATTTATCTGTTCAACTATTGGTTTAAAATCGGCACCTTTAAACAAAGGCATGTTCGCGTTTCCATTATTATCAAATTTAGAGTATTTGGATCTTAGTTGCTTAAATCGTTCTATGGTAATATGAATGCGGTTTAATACTGATCTGGTTCTCTCTGCATTTGGAATAGACGATAATAATTCGTCTAATAAATCATTTGTTTGTGCCTCAATACTATACCTGGTTTGTGATTCGGGCAGTATAGTTTGTTGCGTGATAGTTTCCAAATCCGACCCAAATTCTATTTGGTCAGCGTCAATAAGAAATTCTTTTAATTGTGTTTTTATTACAGAGAATGGTACTTCTACTACATAATCTTCGGCAATTCTATCTTCGTCTGATATAATCTCGTCGGTTATTTCAGGCATATCCATATCCATAACTATTTTATCTGATTCAATATCGGATTGGCTTATATCTATATCCGCTTTAGTATCCTTAATTGTCTCAGGAGCCATTCGAATGACTATCTTCTCAATAGGAATCTCATCCGGTATACCTTTATAACCAAAGTCTAGATATATTATATCATTATCCGGATAAGTTTTTATTTCGATCATGTCTTCCTCTAGATTCGTTATTTTACCGGTTATTGTAATTGGTATGTCTCCTCCAAAATAGATATCAATCCACTCACCTGGTATGAGATTATTTTGTTTAGCATAGCCTGATTGGTCGGCATGACTGAGTATAGTGATTGAAATAATGCTTTCATCTTTTAAATTACCATTATCTGAGATATTCAATTTAATATTATCAAGCGACTTATCAGATACTAGATTAATTTTTGTGCTGTCGATATAATCTATTAAAAATATATTATCATTTAATTCGGGATTGGTAGGGGCTTCGATTTGAATAATATCTCCTAATTGTAAATAAATATTAGATGTTGTCATTACTTTATATTTATAGTAGAAATTAATATGAATTACGAAAAAATTGATTTATAAACTCTATTAAAGAAATGAACATATAATAAGTAACCATGTCGTATAATTTAGACAATATCCCCAAAGTAGATGAACTATTATGTGATAGTACAAATAGAAACCATGTTGCGAAATCACTAAATTTGAAACATAATGTTTGGAAACATAAAAATGGATGTAATTATCACATTTTGAAGTATGACAAAGAATGGTTATCTAATGAGCTAGTTTCAACAGTTGGGCTATTAAGATCCTTGATATACAAGGACGATGGTACGGTTGTATGCTTTGCTCCACCCAAATCATTGTCTGTATCAAATTTAAATATCGACATTGAGAATAAATATGTGGCCGAAACATTTGTAGAAGGAACTATGATAAATGTTTTCTATGACACTCAATATTCTAGTTGGGAAATCGCAACTAGAAGTAGCGTCGGTGGCGAAGCATGCTTCTTCATGGAAAATGGGTTTAAGCCAGAAAATACATTCAGGTACATGTTTGAAGAAGTATCTCAATATGTCGGACTAGATTTGAACAGGTTAAATAAGAAGTATGTTTATAGTTTTGTCATTCAACATCCTCGTAACAGGATTGTTCAAATAATTAAAGAAATGAAGCTATATCTAGTGGAAGTATATGAAATTATTAATAATAAGACGATTAATATTGTAGTAACCAATAGTGTAGATGAAATGGAATCATATGGGATTCCGCGTACGGTTTGCTTGCCGATTAGAACTCCGATATTGAATGACATGGAGTTAAAAGAATGTCTAGAAACAGTGGCATCGTCAAACACACCATACCATATTGTAGGCATCGTCATAAAGAATTGTCTCGGAGAAAGATACAAATTTAGAAATCCAAATTATGAACATGTCAGGCATCTACGGGGTAACCAACCCAAGCTACAATTTCAATATCTATCTTTGAGAAAGGAGGGCAAGGTAGGCGAATATTTACAATATTACCGTGAGCATAAACGATCATTCAATCAGTTTAGAACAGTAATACATGATTATACTAATGAACTGTACCAAAACTATGTTAAATGTTATATTAAGAAGGAAAAACAATTAACCGAGTTTCCGGAAAAATTTAGAACTCATATGTATTATCTTCACCACGAATTGTATTTAAAACTACTTGTGCCGGTAAATCATTATATAAATAGGGATCAAGTGATTCGGTATTTCAATAATTTACACCCAGCCAAACAAATGTTTACATTGAACTATGATGTACGAAAACAATTCAAGGACGCTGATAAGACTATTACAGTATAACTATTGTACAATATACAATGTCGTATGTAGCTATAAAAATCAATCTGTCAAACCATAAAACTAAATAAACAACATATTTTTTCATGTAAAAATATGTTCATAGGTAGGTAGTTGGTTGATTAGTAGTGAAACCTGGAATATAATATAATATATTATCTTATATTATACTACATATATGTCCCATACGGATACACTATCACAAGTAATAGGTGAAGGTGCATATGGGTGTGTCCATAAACCACCTATGAAGTGTATTAACAAAACACGTAAAAATAAATCATATTCCGTTTCAAAATTAATGACTGATTCAAATGCAAAGAGTGAAATGCGGGAATATAAGCTTATTGGCTCAGCAGATAAATATAATCACTTTTATTTAGGTAAGCCGGCCATATGTAAGGTAGATAAACTACAAAATAACATACAAGCTATGTCACAATGCTCTGGTAAATTTGATCCAAATATGTTAGGTAATTATTCATTATTACTCATGAAATACGGTGGACAAGACCTTGAACAGTTTGGAAATGAAGTATATAAATGGACAAACACCAAAGACAATGTTGATAAAATAGAATTGTTTTGGTTGGAATGTATTCGATTGTTTTACGGATTGAAAGTTTTCCACGATAATGGTATCGTTCATCATGATTTAAAACATCAAAACATAGTTTATGACCAGAAAACAAATAGAATAAATTTCATTGATTTTGGATTTATGACAAAAAAGTCATTAATTATTAATCTTACTAGACGATCGAAATATTGGTTAGGTGAGACTAATCATTGGTCGTTTCCGTTGGAAAATGTGTTTTGGAATAAAAATGATTATATTAAAGCAATCACCAATGTAAAATCTGATCCGACTACAACATTTACCAGTTTCTCTAATAATATTATTGAGAGATGTGAAAAATTTTTTACTAGTATTCTACCAGTAAACTTATCCACGCCGAATCGTGGAACATTAATCAAACAGACAATACTCGCATCTTTTGAAAATGTCATTGAAGCTAAAAAGGAAGAATATGATAGCTTCATTAATAAATCAGTCGATACAATAGATTCATATGGTATAGGAATCGCACTAATGTATGTGTTAAATCGAAGCAAGCATTTGTTGCCAAACGGGTTTACAACAAAGTTGCATGACTTATTTATGAATGATATGCTCAACCCCAAAGTATTTATTCGTCTTACACCTGAACAATTATTAGCAAATTACGAAGAAATTTTGATTAACAGTGGGTTTTTGAAAAAACATGGACTAAACATTGAAAACCACGACATAATAACAAATAAAATGTCAAACACATCGAATATTATTGATGAAATAAAGGAGACTGCTATAACAAAAATTAATTTTACACCAGAAATAATTTCAAAATCAAATCTAGAAATAATTAGACCATGTACACCCAGTAAAGAATTCAATCCACTTACAAAGCGTTGTATTAATGCGTGTAAACCACCTTATATTAGAAATCCTGACTTTAAATGTGTTCTTAACATACCACAAACTAAACGCAAAAACAAGGTCAAGCGAAAAAAACATGGTGTAGGTAGAACTATCCGAAAAAAATGTTCACAAACCACTGGTCGAATACAACACAGAACCCACCGAAACAACCGTGGTGTAAAATGTAAAAAATAGGAATCCATTACACGCGATATTTTTATGAATAAAACATGACATATATAATTGTTCTGTATATATGTATGTCATGTTTGAAATTGTATATGTAAGTAAATCCATCTATCCATCTATTCAACACTAAAATTGGACATGATATTTGTATATGTAGTTATAACATCCTGTGATACATTTGTCAAGTAACTGATTACTTCTTTTTTATCAGTGTTAGCTTCAAATGCCAGTCTGATAATGCCTTTTGGAATATGAGGATGAGGAACTTTAAATCCAACAAATGACAAAGGTTTGTTTTTTCCGTTGTAATAATTTTCATACAGGAAGTAGACTAATACATTTCCCAAGGTATAATCTTCATTTTCAATGGTAATAATATATTCATTGTCAATGGTTGTATTATCATTTAGCTCAATATCAACTTTATTCTTAACCAACAATGCGGCAAAGTTATTACATTTATCTATCATTATTTTACACGCAGTACGAATAATCTCACTGTTTGAAAATACTCCAAGAGTTTCAATCGTAAAATCAAAACTATTCGGTACGACGATTCGCTTAGCCTCCAATAAGAACCAATCAATTTTTTCGAATTCAATTTCCGCATCAGTTTGACCATTCTTGATCATTTCTTGTTTCTTGTCGTTCCACTTATCATTGGCCTTAACCATATCAACGGTTGCTCCATAAGCGCACGTAGATACAACATTATACATACCGTCTTGTCTGGCTGTAGAAATATCTAATGCCGCAGTAAACTGTAAATGTTCTCCATTAATGTTCTCTGACAATTTAGGTCGTATTCTAGAGATAATGATGTAATCGCCAGTATATGGATCAGGTGGGAAAATTTTTTTGACTTCATTTTCCGACAGATATTTCTCAGAAATTGTGTTTTTTATTTTAAAATCGGCCGTAGTTACCAGTTCTATGACATCTGAATTATTTTGTTTATCGACTTCAACCACATATTCTTTATACGGAAAATCAGAATCAGTAATATGAATGGGAATACATCCGATACGCTGCTTTAGAATTTCATTATTAAGGCGTGTTGTATTAATAGTAATATTTACTTTACTTTCGGCATGAGGAAATGTTCGAAACACAACGGTAGGAATATCAGATAATATAATTCGTCTAAGTGAATTAGCTAAACTATGAGTCGTGGCACTCATAGTAAATAACATTGTATTGTTTTCATCGGAAGTAATTCTAATAACAGGTTCCATCATGCTGGTTAGTATATATATAACTAATTAATTTATTATTAAATCAATTTTTTGAATAACTTTAACAATATAATTACAATAAAAAAATGAGTTAAAATGAGTGTATAATAATTAAATATAAATTATAATGAGCAGTGTTTTATATTATAGCAATTATTGTGAAAAGTGTAAAAATATTCTTCGAACCGTCGGAAATAGTGATTTAAAAAATGATATCCATTTCATTTGTATAGATAAAAGATTTAGAAATGAAAAGACGGGAGCAACCTATGTTATACTAGAAAATCAACAACAAATCGTGATGCCTCCACAAATACAAAAGGTCCCCGCCTTACTATTACTTCGAGAAGGAAACAAGGTAATATTTGGAAATGAAATTATTGATAAAATTAAACCAAGGAATGAAATGAAAAATGCACAAGCAACCGAATATAATGGAGAACCATTTGCGTATGCTTTAGGAAATGATAATTCAAACTCTTTTGGTGTATCTAGTGATAATTTTAGTTTTTGGGATCAAGGTAGTGACGAGCTATTAGCAAAGGGAAATGGCGGAACTAGACAAATGTATAATTATGCTTCTGTTAATTGTAACAATACAATAAATACACCTCCTGATACCTGGCAACCAGACAAAGTTGAAGAAGGATCCTTAAAACAAATGGAGGATGAGCGTAATAAAGATTTACAAATGCAACAAAAAAATAGACCCATTGGCATATAATATTCAACCGTTATCGGTCACTCCTCCAACCATGATAATATTTCATGAATATGATGATTATATATTTATTTATGTAAAATATTTAAATATATAATGTTGTTAAACATAATATGGATAAGACGACTATTTTGAAGGCATTTAACGATCAATTTGAGGAATTTTTAGACGACATTGAAACTATTTTTCCAGATAACCGTGACATAAAAACAACTAAAACGGCATTATTAATGATGAGAAAGGCAAATCCTAAGATGTTAGTCTCTATATGGTATCGTCATGTGTGTATTAAGTATGAAAATGAGATTGAAGATGAAAATCTAGAGTATTTTTTAACAAAAGATTATAGTGAGGATTTAAAGATGGATCAGGGGGCTGCTAATAAAGTATTAGAAGGTATTGATAAGATTAGAGCTCCAATGCGATATTTGGATAATGATAACCAGAGTAAGTGTATCCAATATTTAAAGAATTTGAATCAATTGTCCAAAATTTATAGTATTTGAATCAATTGTCCAAAATTTATAGTATTTGAATCAATTGTCCAAAATTTATAGTATTTGAATCAATTGTGTAAATGATGTAACCATACATGTGGTATCATAAATATGATAATTATCATATTTATGATAAGTGTGATAATTATCATCATAAATATAATAAAATATTAAATACAACTGTTTGTGATTTAAACAAATATTGTTAATTAACGATATAAATGTCGAAACCAACAACAACAACAACTGATGACAATAAAAACATCCCGGCTGAATTTACAAAAATTATTTATGATCTCATCAATGATATATTGACCACTTTCCCTGAATATATGGAAAATATGGATGCTGATTTATCAAATATCAAAGAAACGCAGGACCAGGATAGTATAGAGGAAATATATACATATGTGAAAAACATAATCCCTGAACGGTTTTTTGACATATTGTATAAAAATGAAAAGATGTTTGTAGATGACAGTATTAATACTAAATTCTTACCAGGAATCGATTTTAAAGATATTTGGAAATCAGATATTTCAGATGCTACAAAAGAAACGATCTGGAAGTACTTACAATTAATATTATTTACTATTATTGGCAAGGTTGACTCACATGAATCGTTTGGTGATACTGCCAAGCTATTTGAATCCAT